TACAGGACACGTATTTGGAACTCATCCCAATGAAGCTAGTGCTAATGCTCAATTAGCTGCATTACATATAAATGCTAGCGAATCTGATTCAACTGCGGAAGCTATGAAAACTAAGATGATGAAGCAAAAAGGTTAACTACAATGAATGCCTCGGAACTTTTAGATACTACACAAATAATTACATATGAAGGTACTGCCGCGCGTATTTTAGATATGCTTGGAAATGGTTTGGCACCAACTGTGGTAGCTTCAGCTCTTGGAGTAACAGATAGTTATATTTCTCAATTAATAGGTGAGGAATCATTTAGCCAACAAGTAACTGCTTTAAGATATAAAAATTTACAAGCTGCAACCTCTAGAGATAGAGATTACGACAGTATTGAAGATGAATTAATTAAAAAAATGAAAGACCTACTTCCACTAATGTATAAACCTATGGAAGTATTACGTGCAATTACAGTAATTAATCAGGCAAAACGTAGAGGGGCTGACGCTCCAGATAATACAGTAATACATCAAACAATAGTACAACTTACATTACCAAATGCTATAACAACTCGATTTACCAAAGATATAAATAATCAAGTAATTGCAGTGGGCGAACAGGAATTAATAACCATAGATGCTAAACAACTTATAAATAACACCAAGAAAGTTAACTCCAATGAATCAACAAACCAAGAAATCTCAACCAGATAACAAAGTAACTGAACCTCGCAACACAACTACTGTATTGCTTTTAGCGGCTGATCGTAAACGTGCCCAAGATGTTTTATTGCAATTACAGTATCAATTTAGTCGTAAAGTAACTAACGTGGAAATAAAATAACTCTATGTCAATACCAATTAAAACTATTGAAGATCAGTTAGGTATTACAGAGGAATTATCCTTTAAGGATACTGATGCAGAGATTTCTCAAGCTGCATATGAACAATCTCAAGCATTTGAATTAGCTAAAAATGATTTAAATTTTATGGCAGCCTTGGCTGCTCCTACTTTAATGAAATTTTTATTTCCAGAATTATTTTTACAGATATGGAAACTATTAATTTTCGCTATACATAAGACGAGAGATTTCTCTAAATTTGCTATAGGTTTGCCTCGCGGTTTTGGTAAAACAACCTTTATTAAATTCTTTATCCTATACTGTGTTTTATTTACTACTAAACGCTATATTATAGTAATTAGTGCCACAGAAAAGCACGCTATTAATATAATCACTGATGTATGTACTTTTTTAAGTAATCCAAATATACGCGCAGTATTTGGAGACTATTCACTAGGTTTAACTACTGATACTCAAGCATTTAAAGTATTTGGTTTTAGAGGCCGCACTATAATGCTAGAAGCCATAGGTAAAGGTGGTGCAGTTCGCGGAACTAATAGAGATAATGAGCGTCCCGATGTAATGATATTTGAAGATATTCAAACGAGAGAGGAAGCAAATAGTCAAACAGTAAGTGAAGCTATTGAAGAGTGGATGATAGGTACCGCTATGAAAGCTAAATCACCTGCTGGTTGTTTATATATATTTGTTGCAAATATGTATCCAACTAAATGGAGTATTCTACGAAAACTTAAAGCTAATCCCTCATGGACTAAATTTATAGTTGGCGGTATATTAAATAATGGTACAAGTTTATGGGAAGATTTACAGCCTATTGAACAGTTAATGGAAGAATTTCAAAGTGATTTGAATAGCGGTCATCCAGAGATATTCTACAGTGAAGTACTTAATGATGAAAATGCGAATGTTAATACTAATATTGATCTTAGTAGCATTCCTGAATACCCTTTTGACGAAGCTGAACTCAGTTTAGGTGACTATGTAATTATAGATCCGTCTAATGATAAGGCAAATAGTGATGCTGTATCTATAGGTCATTTTACTATTCACGATGAAAAACCTGTACTTAAACACCTTAAATGTGGTAGATATAACCCAGGAGATACAATTAGAGAAGCATTTAAAATGTGCTTTAATTATAATTGTACTTTAATAGCTGTAGAATCCAATGCATATCAATATTCTTTGCTGTATTGGTTTGAATTTATAAGCCAACAACTAGGAATTTCTGGGGTAGAGTGTGTACCTATTTATAGCGGAGCGTTAAGTAAACCTACTCGTATACTTAATATGTTTAAGGATCTAGTCAAAGGAGATATTATTATTCATCCAGAGGTTAAAACTGAGGTACACTATCAAATATCTCAGTATAAACCGCTAAAAAGAGATAATGTAGATGGTATACTCGATTTACTTACCTATAGTCCAAGAGTAATTGCAGAGTTCAGTCATTTTATAGCTGCAAATTCATCTTTAGGCTATCAAGAACAAGGTGAGGCTAAAGTATTAACCCTTGAAGATAATTGTACGTGTTAATTAAATATATTTATTAGGAGTTATAAATGGCAGACCTTAAACTTAGTGAGCTTTTAGCTGATGCGATTAAACATGTACCAGAAGATAAACAAAAAGCAATTCTTAATCATCCAGATACTCCAGGAGTTGCAGAAAAACTTATACAAGCTTTAACAACCCCTAAAGATGTGATGTCTCCACAAGAACAACTTGCATATAAACAATCAGGTGCGGAAGACACCAGTACTTCAACAGACACTGTAAGCAATGAGGATAAGGTACGTTATCAAGCAATTAATGATATAGCTAATGCAGCCGCTGCAGCTAGAAGTAGTCAGCCAGAATCTGCTAAAAAAGCCCCAGGTGTAGGAGAGAATTTATCTACTATCTCTAATTTAGTATTAGATAGTGCCAATAAAGCTATAGAAAGTATGCACGGCACAACACTTGATTACGTTAAAAACTTAACTGCTGCAGTTAGAGACGCTAATAGTCTTAACTCTAAATAAGGTACAGTAAAATGGCAACTCCAAATACCCCAATGTTTATACCTAAAACTGCTCAGGCTGGAATTGTGCAGTTTCATAAATCTTGTTTCCAACTTCAACTTCAAAACTGGAATATACGCAATAATATGCGAATTATTGATCTTGCTTATATGCGAGAGCAGGATTGGACGACAGAAAATCGCAGAGCTAAGTTAGCTAATAAATATGGTGATAGTGATAAAATACAAAATATCACATTACCCGTAGTATTACCTCAGGTAGAGGCTGCTGTAGCTGCTCAATCTGCTACTTTCTTAAGTGGTCTACCTATATTTGAGAGTGTTGCTCATCCGGATTTTGAAGATGAAGCACTGCAGATGAATGCAATTATTGAAGATCAATCAATTAAAGGTGGTTGGGTGCGCCAACTTCAACTATTTTTACGTGATGGATTTAAATATAACCTAAGTGCAATTGAAGTTAATTGGGATAGTATAACAACAGCAGCACTGGAGACTGATTTAAATTATAGCGCTACAGAAGCTAAACCTAAGAGTGTTACATGGGAGGGTAATGTACTTACTCGTCTTGATCCTTATAATACTATTTTTGACACTCGCTGTGAACCAACTTTAATACCTACTGAAGGTGAGTTTGCAGGCTATACTCGTCTAGTATCTCGTACTAATCTTAAAGCGTTTATAAACAAATTACCTAATAAAATTATTGAAAACATCACTTTAGCTTTTGAGAGTGGTATAGGAGGTCCAGGCAATACAGCACCAGAAACTTATTACCAACCTTTATTGAACCCTGATGCGCTGTTAAATCGTAATATTCGCGCATCTACTGATTGGATGGCTTGGGCTTCTTTAAGCAATCCTAATCCAACTATTCAGTATAAAAACTTATATGAACTTACAGTATTATATGGTCGTATCATTCCTAGTGACTTTGGTCTTAAGGTTCCTGCTGCCAATACTCCACAGGTGTGGAAATTTATACTGGTAAATAATACAGTTCTTATATACGCTGAGCGCCAAACTAATGCTCATAACATGATCCCGATTCTATTTGGTGTTCCTTATGAGGATGGGTGTAAATATCAAACTAAATCTTTAGCCTCCAACGCTATACCATTTCAACAGGTAGGTTCAGCTCTATTAAATCAATCTTTAGCAGCTAGTCGTAGAGCTATTTGGGATAGAACGGTATATGATCCTTCTCGTATTAGAGAGGCGGATATTAATAATCCAAATCCAGCATCTAAAATACCTGTACGTCCAGCTGCTTATGGTAAGAATGTAGCAGAGGCTTATCAACAAATGCCATTTAGAGACGACCAGTCTCAAGGAGTATTTACTAAAATTGCCCAACTTCAGGGAATGACTGACGAAGTTACTGGACGTAATAGAGCACAGCGAGGTTTATTTACTAAAGGTAATAGAACTAAGGAAGAGTATACAGATATAATGGGTAATGCTGGTGGGCGCGATATGCTTACATCAGCGCTCTTAGA